GTCTATCTGCCTCATCTATTCCATCAAGGATATTTAGAATAAACTGTCTTTCTTCTTGCTGACCTTCTTGTCTAGCTTTGGAGAGTAAATTTTTTATAAAGTCTATTGCATCTTCCATAGTCTCATCTCTACCCGATTCAGCATAATCAGCATTAAATCTTTTATAAAACTCCTTCTCCCACTCCGTATCTTCTGTAACTGACTTATTTAATGGATTATGCTTTGACCATTTTTTATCACAAGTGTTACTACAATAGGTAATAGGTTTATTAAAACACTGTTTGTGTATATCATTTGGTGCAGTTTCTTTATGGCAAATAAAACAGTGTCCATTTCCTACTTGCATAAAATTTACAGACTCTTTCACTTCATCTGTGGGGATAAATTCACCGAGACATCCTTGGCATAGATAACAGCCAGTACCCTCATCAGAGTAATTTGCCACCTTTTCTTTTCCACAACATTTACTTTTTTCTTCTTTCATTGTTCTTCTACGCCTTTCATAGCGGTGGTTATTTGTTGTTAATGATAATTATCCCCATTGTTCTGCCATTGCGTCTGCTATTCCTTGAAATGTTTTTGATTTTGTTAAACTGTCTCTAAAAGTTGAAGCTCTTGCATTTGTACTTCTATGCGTTCCGTCTGCTTTTTTACTTCCGCCATTTACCCATTGAATGATATTTTCGGTTATTATTTTTGTCGGTTTTAGATTAGGTAATCCTTTAATCCAAAGGCAGGTTTTTTTACTATAATTATGTCCAAACTGAAATGGCTGTATTATTTGAGAGTATTTTGGTAACTCATAAATTTTACTTGGGATTGGATTTTCCACCACTATTTTTTCTATTGGAGCATTGATAAATTTCATAAAAAACTCTTTTGCTTCTAATCCTTTGTTGTATCTTTCTTGATTTAATTTTTTTCCCCTGAACAACCAACAAGCTCCAGCATTTGAAAGAAAAGTGCAAGGTGGGTGTGCAATCATCATATCCCATCCTTCATCAAGATGTTCTAGCACATCACCTTGTATATGCCATTCAGGATATCCACCAGAGCAGGGAAGAATATCGCAAGAATATGCCTCGTGTCCTTTGGTTCGGAACGCCTTACAAACTGTTTGACTTTCTTCACACGCTATAAGTATTTTCATTATTTTATTCTATTTATTGTTAAGGATGTGGGGGGTTAACTTTTAATTCTTTCCATTTTAAGTTGAACACGGTTATCTTCAATATCGTGACCATAGGCAATTCTAAAATCTACAGAGTGTACAAGCCCACAATCACAACATTTCATTAAATATCCTTTCATAATTGGTTGTTGCCACCTATTACTTAAAACTTTCTTAAATTTTTTAGGTAGAGCTGGCTCAACACTTTTATTAAATTGTTTAGCAAATATTTCTGATAAATTACAAGCCATTACTGCTGGAGTAGTTCCATTCTTTATAGCATTTTTAATATATTCTATAACTTCTTTTTTATTCTTTTCCATAATATCTATCCGCAGTTTTTATTTATTAAGCTAACTGCTATGGCTTGTTACATTATAATAGCTTCATATTTTTGACCATCTATTTCTACTTTGACAGTTTTGCCTTTTAGTGAAACTTCATCTTCTACCTTAATTCCTGTTATGCCGAAGAATATTTCACTATCAAAGTTAAGTAAAGTTTTGAAAAAATTTCTATCTTCTGCTGAAAGTTCTGACCACATTTGTTTCCAAGCATCTTGATAAGATAGAGTTTTAAGTAGCCCTCCTATTTGTTTTGCAGTAGTGGTTTGTTCGTCTTTAGATAAATCTTTATAATCTATCCATTTTGCGATTGGAAGTTTGAAGTTTTTAGCTTGTAAATATTTAATTTGCGTATTGTATTCTTCTTCAGTAATTGGCTTGTTGAACATCATTAAATTCTTTTGGTAACCAATACCTTTTCTATTATATTTCCCTTCTCCTAAACAGAATATCATTCTTTCTGACATACTAAGACCGTAGCAGTAGTTGCAGGAGTTGCAGTAGTTGCAGGAGTCGCAGTAGTTGCAGGAGTTGCAGGAGTTGCAGTAGTTGCAGGAGTCGCAGGAGTTGCAGTAGTCGCAGTAGTTGCAGGAGTCGCAGGAGTTGCAGTAGTTGCAGTAGTTGCAGGAGTCGCAGGAGTTGCAGTAGTAGCAGGAGTTGCAGTAGTTGCAGGAGTTGCTATTTTCTATATTTTTACAATTTGTGTTTGACATATGTTTTATTCCGCAGTTTTAAAGTTTCTGCGAGAACTGGGTTAGGTTAATAATTACTCTGTATCTAATTTTTTTTGTTCTTCTTTTAAAATCTCAAGAGCTTCTTCAAATTCGTCCCAACCATAATGTTCTATAAAATTTCTTAATTCTGTTTTACAATTCATATCCTTTTATAAAGTTAATTTTTAATTTATCTGATAATTGTTTGCTCTCTGACGACAAGAGCAATTCATTTTCATTTTTCAACAAAGGCAATCCTTTCATTTCTCGGAGTATGTTTTCGTTCACTAATTGCAGAATAGAATCATATTTCTGTTTTGTGGTGTTAGACAACCTCCTAAAATCCTCACCATTCATTTTATAATCTCTATTGTAACCAAGCTCTCGGTTCCAATCAGGCTGTATAGAGATTATGCTGTTACCTGCTACCGTGCCTTGTGTTTTGAATATCGCTACCATTCCTTTAACCTGTGCGAGTATTGCTTTTGGCAATTCAGATTCATCTATCTGAAAGAAATCATTTATATCGTAACCAATTTTTACTTTGAAGTATCGCATAAATTTAATCGTCTAAATTTTCCCCCTTTTCTAATCTTGAACAAGTATCATCTTCTTCTCCAACAATTTCATTAAATTTTTCTTTACCAATAAAAAAATTACAAATCTTATAATGTTGGGAACAACCATATCCATTCTGAACACCATTATGAGTTTCTTTTAAGAAGTGATTACACTTCGGACATTTATTCTGTTTTAAATTATTCCAATTTACCATAAAATTAAATTACAAATCCTCTACCTTTTTTTGCCGACCTTTACTTTTTAAATATTCTAATCTCTCTTTGTATGTCATTGTGGATTGGTAGGGAGCGTATTTTCCCCACCAATAGTTTGCTTCACGATTTACTTGGTTTATAATTTGTTGCTTTAGGTCAAAGGCAAGTCCGTCATATTCTGTTGTTGTTAATATTTTAGTTTTCATTTTTTAAAAGATAAGTAATAAATAAATTGACATTGATAACATAAATCATTTATATTGCGTGTATCATTTAATTCCCAGCATTTTTTACAGATTTTGTATGACATATTATTTTATTCATTAGGATTTCCATTACTGTCATATTCTGGTCTGTCAGTCCAACTACTATTATCTTCTTTATTAAAACAATCATCACAACTTCCATCACAATTTTCTGTTAAGGCACAACAGTGTTCATCTTGGCAAGGACAGTCTTTTGTATTTTGACAATCACTTGTACATTGATGACCAAATCTACATTCTTTTTCCATAATCTATTTTTTTATTTGCTAATAATCTTTTGCACATTTTTTTTCTATTGATAAATTGACCAACAGAAACAAAGATTTCAAATTTAGTTCCATCACAGTCAAGTACCAATTTACTTGGTGCTACTTCAATTCTATGCTCTCTACGTACACCTCCATCTTCAAAAGTACGCATTAATTTATTTTTTGTTATCTTAGTCATAATTCCATTATATTAATAATAATCTTTTCTTCCCCTTTCTTACAGGCCACCTTACTTGCCCTAATTTCTTTAATCAATCTATCATCTTTTATGTAATCTAATTTAACTAAAAGGTCTTGTGTAGTTTTTATTTGATTGTCTACATCTACCATTTTGTAATTGCTTACATAAAAAGTATACACAACTAAACACTCTCCCATAATTGTTTGCTTTGCAAATTTCAATACACGACACACATCTCTTTCAAAATCAATATAATCCCTAGTCTTAAAATGTCTACCAGTAAAGGCTTTGTTAACTGATAAACATTTGACTGGTATATTGATTATCATACTACAAATTTTTAACCTGATCCTTAATTCTCTGTGATATTGATAATAAAGACTTCTCTGCTTCTACTATAATAAGTTGTCCCGCTTTTGATAAATCTTGCGGTGCTACTATAGACTTAATCATTTCAGCATAATTATTTAACTTATCCTTTTCAGGTGCTAGTTTAGCCTCTCTCTCAGCTTTTTCTTTATCAGCCAATTCTTTAGCCTCCTTTGCAATTCTTTCCCTTTCTTTTTTCTCTAATTCTTCTTTTGCCTTTCGTTCTATTTCTAACTTTTTCTCGGCTTCTTCATCTTTTTTCTTTTGCTCAAAAAGAATTCTCTCTCTTTCCATATGAGCGTCTTCTCTTTCCTTTTTCTCTTTAGCCTCACGTTCAGCTCTCTCTTTCAATATTTCGGCATCTCGTATTTCAGCTTCTTTCTGTAATCTGGCAACTTCCAACTTGTTTTTTTCTGCCTCCTCACGCTCTAAACGTTCCTTTTCAATCCTATCAGTTTCTATCTTGGCTAATTCAGCCTGCTTTTTCTCATAAGATGATTTTAAATCATCCAGTAATGTGTTAAATGCCTCATCAGACATAACAACTACATTATATATACTTATATCCTCTACATACTGCTTTAAAGCTGTTTCACGAGAAACAATCATCTCCCGTATCTTTGCCTTCTCAATATTCTCTGCAAATTTTTCCTGTGCCTCAAAGTAGGACTCTAGGGGTTCAATAGTAGTAGAAACGAGTTTGGCAATCATATCAACTGCTTTACCCTTATTTAGATAGCCTGACTTAAAGTCTTTGCGAGCTTGCTCAGCATTTAAGCGACATTGTTTTAATACTTTTCTCGCCTCCTTAGCTTGTGCCATTTCTTCTACCTGTGAAATATCACTAACAATAAGGGTTTTAGATAAATCTTCAAATGATTTTGCTTGTTTGTAAAAACCACTAAAAGCATCTATGATTAATTGTCCCTCTGTTACTAATTCAATATCATTTTCCTTAACTATTACTACTAAAGATTTTTCAATATCATTTTCCATATATTTATTTATTTTTAACTTCTAATATACTAAAACGGCTCTGCCTCATACCCATAATAACCACATTCGGGGTGTTCTGATATTTTATCAACAATAGAACACTGATTATCCGATATAAACTCATTCTGCTCAATGTAGTGGTATACGCTCTCAAGGAAGGGAAAACTACTCCCGTAGTCCGCCTCCCTTTCCAACATTTCGGTAATCATATTAAAGTATTTTAACGTACGCTCAGAATATTCCTCCTTGCGTTCATTTTTAATACTTTCTTTATTATTCCGAAATGCTGTAAATGAGATTGGCATAAAACTATTCTACTGATTTATTAATCACATCTGTTATCAAATATTTTGTGTGGAAACCCTCACCTTTTTTTGTAACTGTAAAGCTACTACCCACATCAATTTTATTTGACTCTAATATTGTAACCAAACCCTCTGAGGTAACATTCCAGTCTTTTTCCATAATTCCCTCTGAAGTTTCTACATTTACCTTAAATGTAATTTGAGCATACTTCTTTCCATCTTGAGCACCAACCTCAATAGACTCTTCGTAAGAATTTATGCTTAATATTTTGACAGGTATATTTGCCTCTAACTTCAACACTGGACTTAATGCTTGTTTATGATTTCTAAAAGTTTCAGCTGTATTGTTTAACATATATTTATTATTTTTTTTATATTAATTCTATTAATTTAATCATTCACCCCTAACTTATTATCCATTTCCACAATCGCACGCACAATCTTTTCCTTAGGTAAATTTACTAAAGGGAAAGTTACAGAATAGCTTAGACCATTGAGGTACTTCCTAAAGTCATCCTCAGTAATTCTAAAACGTTTCTGTCCGACCTTAACTGCCCTCAACTTACCTGCGTGGATTGCTCTTTTGATCGTCAATGGATGTACATTAAGAATTTTTGCACAGTCCTTGACCTCTATAAACTGTGTATATTCTTTCTCTTCGTTTTGATTATCCATACAATATTACTATAATACTATTAACTACTAAAAGCAACAACAGAGTAGGGAAATCAACCTAATTTCACCATTACAGTACAACTACTCATCCTCGTCAATACCCCCCTCATCATTCCAATCTTCTTGACCTAAATCCCAGTCTTCGTCATCATCTTCAACTTCTTCCTCAAATATACTCATAAATATATTTAATTAAACTTATAATTATGACCAATACTCAGTCCCTAATATTTTGACTAATTTCTATTGATGTTTGGTGTTCACCCTCTGGTGTATCTATAAATTTATACTCCCCATTTTCTTTCATTAAAGATACATCACGCACAATAATAATTTCATTATCATTTATAATAAAAGCTGAACCACTGTGCATTAATTTATTTGTGAAAATAAGTTTTATATTATTAATAAAATTTATTATTCCACCAAGCAAATCAAAACTACTATTTTCTTTTTTTAATGCGTATTCTTTTATTCTTATTGGTATTTTCATAGTATTTTATGACCACCTAATTTTCGTTCCCTCATCCACCACCTCGTCAATCCCACCACACAACTCTTTTATAGTCCATTCAAAAGCCATAATAGAATTATCATCACTCAAAACTAAACTTTGTTTTCCCACCAAAAAATTGTGGTAAAGCACATCTGCACGCTCGCATAACTGTCCGTGCCTTTCAAGATTAAATTCAGTATTGTCCTCAAATGTAATTTCGGGTACAGGTTTTAGTTCAAGTGGTTTTAATATTTCTTCGCCAAAAGTATTTTTTATTGTTTCTGCTGATACTCTTGCTTTACGCTGTGCCTCAATACTGGCACGTAACTTACTCAGATTGCTGTCCTGTTTCTTGTTTGTTTCTTCCACTCCACTATGCACAACCTTATTTTCTTTAAAACATTCACTGCAATGCTCATCATACTTAAAATGCAAAGGGTGTTCCACATAGTTATCAATAGGTTGCTTATTTCCAAATTCGTCTATTTCTTGTTCCATAGTCTTAATTTATTTAGTAAAACTTAATAATTCCATCAATATTTTCACTACTTTTATTTTTATCAAAATATTGCTTTCTTTTACTTCTACAATCTTTACAGCGTACTGGTGCAATAACTTTTTCAATTATTTTTCCAGTAATGGGATGTGGTGTTTTATTCTCCACACAATCGTGTAGAAATTTTTGATCTGACCCAAGCCATTCAAACTCATTATTACAATCCTTGCACATAATCACCTTGTTCACATAAAAATCATTGTCCATATACTTTTGGTTCTACTCACATTATTATAATTTATACGACCATATTATAATACAACTCATTTAATAATACTGTCAACTTTTTTCACTCTTAGTCCCCACAACCCCCTTCCAATCTCCGACATCTACCTCTACTTTAAGAGGAAAATAATCTTCTGGCAAAGCATAATCTTCTTGCTTACATTCACCACAGTAACAAATCAAAACATCATTTGCGGTCATACACCCAAATTCTTTATCCTTTCTTTTTCTTACCTCAACTTTTTCTTCGTCCATAATTTTATTTACTCCCCTTATTACTAATTTTTACCCTATCCTCCAGCCCCAAATGCCAAGCCACATCACCAGTGCATAAAGCGTGGTACGAGCAGTAGGTACATAACCAATTTTTCTTCCATTTCTTTGTATTTTTGTCAAATACAATCGGTTCGGGTAGTGGTAGCAGTGCTGGATTTTTTTGCTCATACGCCTCATTCAACATATCCAAAATCGGTATAACTACCTCATTGATAATATTTTCATTGTACTTGACAGCCACAGAATTTATGGTGCAATCATCTTTGGAAATATATGCGTACATTCCGTCCACCTCCTCATTGTACAACTGTCTACGCAACCATAAATAGGTCTGTAGCTGTATCTGGTGTTGCCATTGTACGCCCATCTGGTCTTTTAACATATACCAGAAACTATCACTGTGTTGGCTCTTGCACTCTAGCACTCGCCTCTCGCCTTTATCATCCAAAAAAGTACCATCATCACGCCCTACAAGTGTTAAACTTTTATACTTAAATCTGTATTCGGTCTGCCTATCAATAATTTTTTCACCAAGACAATCAATAATGAAGTCCTCAAAGAGATTACCTGCCTTAAAGACGCCTAGCACACGAGCCTCAATGCCCTGTGTCGGCTTTTCACCCACCATTTCATAGTAGACACCCCTCAAGCACTTATACAAGCTAGAAACGTGTATTTCACCCTGTTTCGGCTCATAATATTCACTGCTACTCTTGATAGAATTATCTGCCACCAATTTATCGTGTACCACCTGTTGAAGATTGAATTTGCAACCAAAGTCCACTGTATTCACCAAGAATTGTGATCTAATATAATTCTCCGCCTCACCATATATTTTTTGTTTTTGTTCCATAAATTTATTCCACCTTATTATTTCTACCCACTAAAAACTCAATCAACTCCCACACAACCAACTCATCAATAACAAAACCATCTGCCTTTTTTAACTTAATCTCACTCATCAAGTCATTCAATGCTTGTGCATACCCAACTTTTTCACCCTTTACAATTAAATCTTTCACCCTAGTTACTTGTGTATTGTCCATAGTGCTTTATAAATTATCTTTATGTACAACCTCTTTAATAATAATATCTACATTATCACGCCTAAAAATTGTTTCACTACCATTTTTTACTGGGTATCCGTCCATTAACACAAAACCATTTTGTTTCATTGTCAATTTCAAATGTTCAAAAGTGTCATCGTCCATAAAATTATAGCTTAATTATCTCTGACTCTAATAATATCGCACCAAGCGACACACTACGACTATGTACCGCCACCACCTCGCTATCTGTATTCCAATAATATTTCTGCTCTCGCACAATCAACCGCTTAATTCTCGCAACATCACACAAATCGCACCATACGCATTTTGATTTCACCACCCGACTAATCTTATCAATTACAACCAAATCAGCGGGAGTATCCAATTCTATCTCTTCCACTGGCATATTCTGCCTATTGTGTATAGCAAGTATAACTCTTTCGTCTTGTGTCATAGTTAAAAGTTAAATTTTTCACCATAATAATCTTTGTACAATTTTTTATATTCTTTTAACTCATCCTCATCTAGTAAAATATCATAAAATTCTGTAATACTATTATGCTTGAAGTATTTTTCTTGTGCTATATTTTCAAGTTCTACTATACGATTAAATTGATTTTGTTTCCTCATCTCACCCTCAACTGTTTTCAGCATTTTCTTTGTCGCATAGTTTCTATATGGTGTATGTATTTTTTTCATATAAGTTTTATAAAGTATTTTTAATCTCCTCTCGTAATCTTTCAACCACGCCTGCCCAATACTGTAAGCTGTGCATATCAACCAAACAATTTCCGTCATCTAAAATACTTTGCACTGCCTTTTTTGCGTACTCCAATTCTTTTATTTTTGTTTCCATAGTTATATTGATTATTCTGCCACTATAATTAAATTTTTAATATAAACCTCCACCTGTCTTGACACTTCTTTGCCCCACCTCTCACAATTTCTAGGTATTTCTGATAGCATATAATTTATTTTTTTCTGTGCCTCTTTTATGCTATTAAAAGCCAACCAGTCATTTTTTCTGCTACCAATAATATGCCTGCGACTTTGTAAATCACCACTATACCAATATGATAACTTTGCACCCTTTTTTGTTGTTATGTAGTAGCTCATACTAATTAAAATGTATTACTCTGATAATCGGCAATCGCTTTTTCACGACTAAGGAAGAAATGCGAACGCTCACCGCCTTGATTGTGCCTTTTCTGTACTACATAGCCATGCTGTCGTGCTGTATCTGCCATTGATCCATTACCAAGCGTATAAACTAAGATATACTGCCTTTTAGCTCTTGCCTCATTGTTCCACTCCCTAACGCTCAGTATTCTCTTTTCTTTTATTTCACTCTTTGCCTTGCTATATATTTCTATTGACATAGTTTTATTGTATTGAGCAAGTGCATTTTATATCACCGCTCATTATTATTTTTAATAATTCACTTTGTTTATCTGACAATTCTTGAAACTCACTAGCCATAATATTCTTACGCTCAACAAGCTCTCTTTTAACTTCTCGCAAGTCTATTTTCAAGTTAGTCATTGAGTATCTGCCTCTTGCTATACATTCCTCGCATAGTGTTGTTTTCATTGTAATAAGTCCACTATATCCACCCTCTCGCATTACAAGCCAAGAGGGGAGATAAAATGGTGTAATGTTATTTATAATTCTATTGCCTCTACCTGCGAGCGGTGAAATAGATGGTACATTTTCGGTATCATAAAATTATTGTCCTTCGCCTCGCCCTTCACATCATCACGATCAACCTCAAGCCAAGTTATACCGCTTATGCTTGACTTACTGCCCTTGATAACTTTAAAACCTGCATTAGTCCAACCATCAAAGGTTTTAGCATCTACATACGGCAAGCCGTCCAAGCCCTGAGCCTGCATATCCATCAGAGTAAAGTAAAAACCAGTATATGATAACTTCCCGCCTGCTTGCTCATTGACTGCCTGCCATTTCAATTTAGCATCTACATCTTGCTCACTAGCCACCTTGCAAGCCTGCCATTTTTCACGCAAGCCCTTGAAATATTCCTGTTTCTGCTCTTTTGTATATTTTTGTTTTGTCATTTTAGTTTTAATCACTTAATAAAACATATAATAATTTATTGTAATCCAACAACCAACACACCAAGCACACACGCAAACGCAAAACCGCCCATCAATATGCAAGACCAAAGCTCACGCCTTGCCTGCTCTCTACACTCTAGGCATTTACAGCTAAGCATAGTATTTTTGTAATTCTAATAAACGGGCTATTGCTTGACAGATTGACCAAGAATAGACACTCATACCCTTATATGTAGCTCTGTATCCAAAACCCTTTTGTTCTATTTTCATTTGTTTAATTGTTTTAATCCTTGCGGATATATTATCAACCTATTTATAATCAGTTATAATCGACCTATATATATAACTACTCATACATAATACTATATATAACAATAAATAACAACAGTTAGATGTGGATAAGTCATATATACATTTCTATAAATATGTGGTGTGATTACATAATATATTATACCATTGTCAAGTAGATTAAAACGGCTCTGTTATAGAATAGCTTTAGCTATACCATTGTTAATATATTATAAGTGCTGTTGTTATGATCTGTTTTATTTTAGATAGTGAAAGCTTAATCCCCATAACCCCTTACATAAATTATACAATAACAAATTTTTGCCTCTCTCTTTTAGTATAGCCTTAGCTATACAATATTAAATAATTAAATTAAATATAATATATATATTCTACTCTCTATAAGATATATGAAGTATGTTTTGGGGTTTAAGTTTAGGGGAGAGATTAAGCTCTAAAAAACGATATGCCTTTTTAACAATTTAGATTACAACACATAGAGTAGATTTAGTCAAGATGTATTAAATGATTTAAAGCACTACACCTACGGCTTGCACACCGCCATAAGCGGTTAAATAAATTAAAGTTGTCTGAGTAAAAATAAAATTATAGTATGTGGATTATCAGACTAATAAGACCGAAATCTATGCTGTTTATCCTTAGACCACGACTGTGGCTCGATGTTGGCACGGTGTGAATTGCCCCACATACCTTCTTTATTTTCTTGGTAAGAAACTATTTTGATTATAGACCTATTTGTTCTTTGAAGCAAAAGAACCACTTAATTTCTTTCTTGCCTTAAAAACTCCAAAAATACTTCTCTTTACTCTTCTTGATTCTCGTCTTGCCTCACTATTATAAAATTGTTTACTCATTATATTTGTATTTATTTATTGAAGGACATAGATAGGTCGGGGTACTCCCCCCTACCCCCCATTAAAAAATGAAAGTGGTAAGGTTGAATACAACGACATATCTTTATCCATTGAAGGCGTAAAGGTCTCTACTTACTCGCCGAGAGACAGGCAACGAGGCGGAGGTCTATGATTTTAATTCTGCGACCCCAAACTAATTCCCCACAGAATATAGAAACAAAAAACTGCTTTGAGCAGTACACAACCCTTTCGGGTTACATACTTTTCAAAACAGTTTAGTATGTTTATGTGTGTCTGCTCACTGATTTCTCAGTAAGTAAAATATAATACTTTACAAGAAATATGTAAAGGTGTATACTGTGGATAAGTCAATGAAGTATTTTACAGATGGATTTACATTAGAAAAAAATCCAAGCCCACGAGGGGGTGGTTACACAATATTCAATGAGAATAATGAGTTGTTGAAAACTCAAAACATTGATAAGAGTGGAATGACTAATAATGAGGCAGAGATTCTCGGTGTCTTTGAGTGTTTGAAACTCTATTGCAAGGAGGGTGATATAATATCTACCGACAGTATGAATACGATTGCGTGGGTGCGTACTAAGAAGTTGGGCAAGGTTGCCCGTCAAGACCTACTTGATATTATTATTAAATGTAAGAAAATGATTGAGGATAAGAAGGTTAATTTGATATGGGAGGGGAGGGAGTACAATCTCGCTGGCGTGTACAACGAAAAAAATAAGATTGATACCTGCGACATCGGATTATTTGGTAAACAAATTTAATTATGGAAGAAGAAATAAACAAAATTGAAGAGCCACCTATTGATGAGGGAATACAGTTGGTTAAGTCCCCTGGCTTTAAGAAGGGGAATAAATTATCTGCTCTTGGTGTTGCAAAGAAAAAGGAAAATAGGAAGAAGAAGATTAAGGCATTGACTCTTGCCTCTGTTGAAGATACAAATTATCCACCGAGCGAGAGATTAGTTATGGCAATGAATAGAGTGATTGAATTGTACCAAAAGATTGGTGTCTCAATTACAGATGAGGACTTAATGGAATTAAGTGTTAATGAAAAGATAAATGCTTTGCAGAAACTATCCTATATCCACGCAACAACCAAAAAGTTTAAACCAAATATGCAATTTATTAAAATAAATACGACAAAGGCGAGTACAGAGAAATTAGAGGACGCTCTATTAAAATTTAATGAGGATGAACAAGAAGAATAGCTTATATGAATTTTTCCTTAATCCAAAAATATTATAGGTCAAAGGAGTACCATAAAAAGGTAAAGGATAGGGTAGATAATTTGCAGGAATTATCTGTAGATATTTTAGGACGTAATAATTTAATGCGGGAATTATATTCCAATGACTTCAAGCGATATTGCGAGGACTTTCTTTTTTTAATTATACCTGAATATGCAGATGCAATTAAACCCTTCTTCTTATTTGATTATCAAGAAATGATTATTGAAAAGATAATTCAAGCAGAGAAGACGGGAAAGGATGTTGAGATTTTAATTGATAAGCCTCGTGGTATGGGTTTGACTTGGCTCATAGTTGCCTACTTTAATTGGAAATGGATGTTTACACCTAATTGGACTGCCTTTATTCTTTCAAGAACAGAAACAGAAGTAGATGATGGAACACAGCAACCAAATAATTCTATCTTCTCAAAATTCCGTTGGCTAATGGCTCATATTCCAAAGTGGGCACATCCTGATGGTTTTAAATTAAAAGGGGAGAAAGGAAATGGAAATGACTCTACTTTAAAGATTATAAATCCACAAATTAAGTCGGGTATCTTTGGGTCTTCCACAAACTCAAATGCAGGAAGGTCTCGTAGGTACTCAATCATTTTAGTAGATGAATGTTTCTCTATTGAGCGTTTTACAGAGGTACATAGGTCTTTAACTTCTGTAGCTCGTGTGCAAATATATATTTCTACAACCAAGGCAAGTCGTGAAGCAAAAGCCTTTAAAGATGCCATTGAAAAAGCGGGGAATTATATTTCTCTTGAGTGGAAAGACCATCCCTGGAAAGACCAAGAGTGGTATGAGGAACAATTAAAGAAGGCAGAGTTTGACCCCGAGATTATGAAGGAGGTGGATAAGGGCTACTCTATTTCAGAAAAGCTACAATATTATCCTGAGGTTAAATTTGCCAAAGTAGCTCGTATACAATACAATCCCCAACTTCCTATTTATTGTGGTCTTGATTTTGGTAAGGGAGATTTGACTGTGATTGTGTGGGCACAATTTGATGGTAATCAAATAAATATAATTGATTGTTATTATAATTCTAATAAAGGAAAGGTGTCGTGGTATGCCCCCTTTCTTAATCCTGATTGGGAGATTGATAAAGGTATGCAGTATACGCCAAAGGCGACTACCTTTATGCAACAGGTACGCAAGATGCCAAAACCAAAGGGATATTTTGGTGAGTTGGCACATTCCATTAAATCAATGGCAGATAATACTTCTATTGCTAATACACTTGCGAGATGTGGTATTCATTTGTTGTATAATACTTATGCAGTGGAACACGAACCACGCAGAATAGCGACTGCCCTACTTCTACCTAAGATGATTTTTAATGAAGGGTCTGAGAATGTAATGAAGTTATATGATGCTATAACTAATTCCCGATACTCTAATTCAACCAGTACAAAGAGTGGAGCAATGAAGCCCGTTCACGATGATGAGATAGCAGATTTCAGGAGTGCCCTAGAAAATTTATGTGTGAACACTGGTCGTATATTCAAACATCAAAGAAAGGAGGCAAGTGAGGGAAGTATGAATGATAGTAATTTTATTAGTAAAATGATACAGTTTTTAAAAGTATGAAAATATTAGTAAAATATATTCCATATACTTGGTGTGAATTACCAATATACAAGTTTTATTGTATTCCAAGAGCAATAAAAAATTTATTAGGAAATACTGGTAAAGGTGATTGGAAAAAAATTAGGTTAAGTTTTAAAATTATTAATTAATATAATATATATATGGATAATATTGATAAGGATTTATTAACAATAATAGAAAAATATGATGTTATAATAGATAAAATTAAAAAAGAAAATCGTTTAATAAAAGATATTAGTGATATTAGAAATAGAACTTTAGATGTTCGTTCTAATTCTAATAATGAAGATATGAGTGATGGTGATTTTAAAATGCAAATCATTTATGATGACAAAAATTTTTCCAATAAAATATTATTTAATTCATTGGAAAAATTTGAAGAGTTTGAAAAATTAGGAGAAATTTTATATTATTAATAATTATTAGATAATAGAAAAACATAGACTATGAAAAATCCAACAAAAAGTTTTAGGGGGAAAGAGGCAAGAGAAAAAATGTTAGCAGGAATGAAAGAAGTTTTTGAAGATGCAAAAGTAACTTATGGGGCGAATGGTCGCAATGTTGTTTTTAATAAATGGACAGGTATGCCAGTAGCAAGCAATGATGGGGAAAATATTTCAGACGAAGTTATACCAGAAGATTTATCAGAACGACAGGGTGCAGACCTACTTAAACAAGTGGCTAGAAATACAAATACAGAACTTGAAGATGCTTCTACTGCTACAATAATGGACTCATATTTACTAGCTCGTAAGGGTGCTGATTTAATAAATGAAAATCCAAAAATAAGTCCAATGCGTTTGCGTAAGGAAATAAAGGAGGCAGCTAAAAAGGTTATTGAGGAGGTAAAGAATTCTGTTATAAAGATAAATGATATAAGTGATTTGGAGAATTTAGCAATTACATCTGTGGAAGACCCTGAATTTGGAAAGGCGATTGCCAAAGCAATCTTTGAGGCGGGTGATAATGGAATTGTATATATCAATGAGAGTCAGAAGAATGGAGTATCAGTTGAGGCAGTTGATGGATACCAATTCCAACAGGGAATGATTACACCTTACTTGATTAAAGATGTAGACCGTATGCAAACAGTCCTAGAAAATTGTGCCGTCTTTGTTACTGAATTACAACTTTTAATGACTAATGAATTTCTTAAACTTATTGGTGATTGTGTAGCTAATGGAAAGAAAGATATTTTGATTGTGTGTGATGAGGTACACCAAGATGTACTTAAATTTGCAGTTATGAATATGTTACAAGGTAAATTTAATTTGTGTTTGGTTAAGAAACCAATGCAAAAAGAGTATTTAGAGGATATTGCTTCTGTTGTAGGTGCTAAAGCTATGACTCAGAATAAAGGATTATTGCACCCTAAATTTGAATATTGTGGTTTAGCTAAAAAGGTTGTGGTAAAAGAAAAGACGACAACAATCTTTTTTGACGAAAGTAAGATTGATACTGTAAATAATTATGTTCAGTCTTTAAAAAGCAATTTGGAAAACTTGGAAGAATTTGACGAAGTTGGTAAGACAAAGTTAGAAGAAAGAATTGCCCGACTTACTGGCGGTGTATTTATGGTAAATGTTGGTGCAAAGACAGAGGCAAGTCTAAAGCATTTACGAGATAAAGTTGATGATGCAGTAAATTCTTTAAAGAAGGTTTGGAAAAGAAAGGATGATGGGGTTGTATTGGGTGGTGGTATGGCATTATACAATGCAGGAAAGCAACTATTAGGAAATTCCGAACAGTTGACTAATGGAGAGAAGATTGTTTATGAAGTATGTAAGTCTAATTTGATGCAGATGTTAGAAAATGGGGGCGAGGATGTTGGTGCTATGATAGAAAAGATTAATGCTGGCGGTGGGTATAATGCTCTGACAATGGAATATGAGGCTGATATGTTTAAGGCTGGAATTATAGATGCGACAAAGGTTATTTGTACCTCATTTACTAATTCTGCCGACTTTGCAGCCGATTTTGTAACGTATGAGGTTCTGATTTCGCCTTGTAAAATTGACACTTCTACTCCTCCAGTTGTATAATGTTTTGTAATGCTTCCCGACATCAAAAACTGGATAATAAAAATCTGTAAAAAATATGGTCTTTCTAGTTTTTATCTGCCCCATAAAGATATTTATATGATTCATCTGAAAGGACGAGCTTTGCAAGGTTTCAATTCAAATGTCTTCTACCAAATTCCAAAAGATGCAAGAGAAAAAATGTATACTCCTTTGATCAAGTTAGGACTCAATAATAATATCAATGAGAATAATCGAGATAATCTTTTTACCCGCAAGCGTTTAGGAAAGCATATATACGGAGACTAATTTATGAAAAGAATTCACGATTCAAAAATTTGTAAATATTGTGGTAAATTATTTCATAGAAAAGATTTAAATCTTATCACGGGTAAAAAGTGGACTAATAGAAAATATTGTAGTAGAAAATGTTTATTTAAAGAAGGAATACCAAAAGATGTTAGAAAGAAAATGGGAGATAGTAAAAGAGGAGTAAAAAAAGAGCCTCATACCCAAGAATGGAAAGACAATATGGCGAAAATATTAAGTGGTAGAATTCGTGGAAAATATAAACCAACATCAGAACAAGGTTTAAAAAATAAAAGAGAATCTGGTTTTAAAAGGAGAGGAGAAAATCATTCTAATTGGCAAGGTGGAAAAACAAACGAAGGTGTTAGGGTTAGAAATTTAATAGAATATAAACTTTGGAGAAAATCAGTTTTTGAAAGAGATAATTATACTTGTATATGGTGTGGTGATAATAAGGGTGGAAATCTTCAAGCTGACCATATCAAACCCTTTAGTTTATTTCCTGAGTTAAGATTCGCAATAGATAATGGTCGGACACTTTGTGAATCTTGTCATAAAACAACTGATACTTGGGGTAGTAAAGTTTTTACTTATAAGAAAAATTTAAGATAGCACTATGGCAAAAGAAGAATTAAAAAAGATTAACTTAGAACAAATGAGAGGACACGTTTCTGATGAAGAAAATGAGGTTCTTTCAAAGGTTTATGAAGATTATTATAAATATAAGGCTAATCGTGATAGTTGTACTGACCAATTTCAAGGTATGCAACTTGAACAATTCTTAACTACTTCCCGTGAGATGTTTTGGAATTCTGTTGTTACTCCTAGTAATGATTTATCACAGCTTAACCTATCCTTAACGATTGGTTTTATTCGTAAGGAGGTATGGGACTTTTGTTCTCAACTTACTTCTCAAGGTTTTAAGGGTAAAATGGATGGAGAAAATCTTGATGTTTTTGGTGTTAAAGTTCTACAATCTATTTATGATAAATGGCGTTTTAAATCTAATGATAAAGTAGAAAAGTTTTGGCAAATTCTTTATGGCGTAGTAAATGGAACAGTAGCAGAATATATTGGATATAATAATGCAAAGATAAAACACCGATACTTAAAAGAATATAATAAGGATACTGGTCAATATAATATAGAAGAAAAAGAGGACTATTATTATAATGATGTATGGACAGAAATAGCACCACTTGAAGATATATATCTTAAAAAGACTTGGGAGCGTGATATTCAAAGACAAGGAAAGTTGATATGGAGACATCAAATGTCTTTTAAGGATTTCAAAATGGAATTTGCTACTTTTGATAATGCAGAGTATGTATATCCAGGTAATCAAATAGCAGAGGACTCACTTTATTTTAGACTATTACGTGGCACAGGAGTTACATCTACTGATATGGTGGAAGTGTTAAAATCTTACGATGTTATAGAAGATGAATATAGTATTATCGCTAATGCAGTATGGCTTAACCCACTCGGAAAAGGAAAGGGTCAAAAACGCTCACCAATGCCTTTCAATCACAAACTTATGCCTTTTGGTTGGACGATTTGGAAGGCTATTGATGAGAAATTTGCATATGGTATGTCCTCTCCTTTTGAATTAAAGGACTATCAAAAGATATTAAATACCTCAATGACGATGCTTGTAGAAGAAGAATTACGAGCGATAGACCCACCTGTATTAAGCTCTGACTTTGAAGCTCCTGAGCTTATATTCGGACAACACAAAGTTATTCCTGTAAATGATGTGAATGCCTACAAGACAATGGATACCAAAGAGGGGTCTAATGCCTTTTATATGATGATGAATTCTTTACAAGGACTTATGTCTGCACAAGCACAGGGTGGTATACAATCTATCTCTCCAAGTAAGCAACCAAAATCTTCTCGTGAGGTTTTGCAAATGCAAATGGCAAAACAACAGGCATTGGGAAATTCTCTTTTAATGTATTACAATATGCTTCGCCAAGAAATGCTATTAGTTATTAAAACTGCTTTGCAATTCTATCCAACTAATAAATATGTAGATAGTAATCGTAGAATTGTACGTGCTATTAAATTACCAAATACCTCTCTTATTGGTGGTGGTGTAGGTACACTCCAAGTTAGACTTGTAAAGAGTAAGCAAGATGATCTCATAACTTTTTTTGAAGCTATCGAAGAGTCAATTAAGAATGGAAAAATGACAGAAATTATTGAAGCACCGATTGATGTACTTCGTGAGTTAGAATTTATGATTAGTGAAATAAAAATTTCTCCTGAACAATCAGATGAATTACAAAAAGCAGCAAAGTTTGAACAAGTTATAAAACCGATGCTTGAAATATATGTTCCAGCTGGAATTGCTGATATGGCTAAAACATATTTACGACACCTTGAAATAATGGGTGAACATCCTGCTGACTTTACTTCTGATAAAGTAATGCCACAACTTATGTCTACTTGGGGAAGTGAAATGGAATTTAAGATGCCAGACCCAAATGATAAAAAAACAGGTGAAGCAGGAGGAGGACAAACACAAAATCTAAATCAATCAAAGATTGGTATACAAAATGGAGCAAGTGGAAATCAAGGAGGAGATAAAACTTTAGTACCTAATATGTAGTAGATAGATTATGAATATATTTAAAAAGAAAATTGAAGAAAAAGCATTAGACCTAGAAAAAATCTTTAATGAAAACAAACACTTCTTTGAATTATTACTTATAAAAGACTTTATTGGATATATACCAAAAGATGTAAATGAACCTGCATTAAAAATATTTGAGGAATCGGGAGAACTTTTTGAAAAGTGGACATTGTGGCAATCTTGGTATGTAAATAGACGAGCAATCAATGACCCACTTAAAATTCCATTTTACAATGGTATGATGGTTTATTTGAAAGTGTTGAATACTATTGCTCGTGTGAATCGAAAAAATTATCAACCAGATATTAAAAGAGTGGAACAAATAGTCGAGCTTCCTTTTATAGAAAAAGCCTTAAATGGTATAAAAGAATTTCAAGATGAGCTTAAAAAAAATCAAATCAATAAGTCAGAAAGTGGGAGCAGTGAGAATTCCCAAGCAGAGGTCAGTGCTTCCCAAATTGGTTAAGTTTAAGGTTAGGAGGGGGAGATAAGTTATCCACTTAAATTGTTCTCTTGACTTTGAAATGATGCATTATGTATAATGTGTAAATTAGAACCAAGTTAGATAAGTGCCGCCAACTTTAATGGGCGTAAAAATTAATCTTTAGGGCGTATAGATGTGCCGCCTACATCAAAACAAATCAATGGAAACTAAACAGCTTGTAGATAAGTTTATTAATGGTGAGATTACCGAAGCAGAATTTGATACAGAAACTTCTAAATTAAGCTCTGAGGATAAAGTTAAACTTGAAGAGGAAGCAAAAGGTAGATTACCTGATGCTGTTGAAAAACTCAAGGGTGCAAGACGTGGTATAGATAAAATCACTTCTAAAAATAAAGAAGAAGATGCTACACTTGCAAGTAAACTCCAAAAGGAAAATTTAGAAGAAGCAAAACAACTCTTCTTTAAAGACTATGGTATTGACAAAGATGATGAAAAATTATCTTTTGAGCAGGACTTTAAAACACAAAATATAAATGTTCCTAATATCATTAAGGATATGAAGGCACATTATGTAGCAAAGAATCCTGATAAGTACCTAGACCTTGAAAAGAAACAGCGTGATGCTGAGAGAGCAGCTGAAGAGTACAATGCTAGTAATGCTGGGTCAAATAGTGGAGGTGGTAGTGGAGGCGAAGATAAGACTAAGCACATTTCTAAAGATGTAAAAGATTTTATGGAAGCATCAAGAAAGGCTGGACGTACTATCACAGCAGAATTTGCTCAAAAAGCACTTAATGCTGCAAGAAATAAGGGTCGCCTAGACTAGCAATAAACTCACAATTTAATAGTAGATTTATTTATGAGCTGTTAAGAAGTCATTTCCATTGACCATTAACAGCTTTTAATTTATTTAAATATATGGCATTCAAGCCCGCTAAAGAATTATTGGATATGTATGTTATCCAAAACGCAATCCTTTCTAATAGTATTACTGTTACAATAGGAGATGCAATGATAATAAATAGTTCAGCACCACAATTTGTTACAGTAAATGGAACAAATACAACTGACGTAATTTTAGGTACTGTTTTAACTATAAATGGTGGTACAGCAGGAGGTAATGCGTACCCACAAGTTAATTCAATTACTACTACTTCAACTAATCAAACTGTTGCTAAAGTTTCAGTAGATATTCTTCTTTCAAACAATCTTACAACATTGATTGCAGACTTAGATGCAGCAACTGGTACAACAACCAATTCTCAGTATTATGGTTATTTTGCTATTAAGTCAGGTGCTCAAGGTACTCTACTTGAATCTTCTTACTCAGCAGGAACTCCAAAACAGTTCTTGTCATTTGGAGTTAATCCAGGTAATTCTTCTCAAGTAATTGGTGTATGGTCTAAAGTAGCAAGAATTTAAGCTAGTCGGCTTAGATGTGGAATATTTTACTAATTTAACTTTATAATTTTATGGATAATGGATTTCTTAACCAAGGTCCGCTCGATGTATTCTTGGTGAATGTTATAGGCGACATTGATTCAGTTACTGACCAATCTCGTCAATCACTGAAGGCATTGATGGATTATTCAATGCTTGGTACTGACAATAAAGTAGGTGGTGTATTTACAAATGTTTCTAGTGTAACTGAAAGTGGTATGCGTGCTGTTTGGAGACATACAGGTACAACTGCTCTTTCAGGTCCTATTGGTAATCGTGGTTCTAAAGACCGATACACTGATGCGACATATCTTAGAACTTGGATGACCTCAATCTTTGACCCTGATTTCCAACTTGCTGAACAGCTTGTGGAGGCAGAGGAAAGACTTGCAAAAGAAGATACTGCATATCGTCAATTCTTGAATCGTGCTCAAAAGTTGTATGAGAAATTTGCTCGTCAAAATATTCTTGACCTCTTTGAACAATTCAACTTAGCTTTTACTGTACCTACTTCATATCCAAATGCTCTCTTTTTCGCAAAGGGAACACAGGGTCTTGATGGAAATTTCACGCCTCTTAATGAGCGTCTAGTTTCTACTCAACACGCACTTGCAAATGGTGGAACTACACAGTCAAATGCTGTTAATACTTCTGGTAATGCCGCTCCATTTTCAATTACTGCATACAATGCAGCTCTTGAACAAGGTGGTGCTACTGTAGATGATGTTGCTGAACCAATGCCTATGTTTGGTGGTATGAAAGATATTTTTATTGCCAATGCTAATGGTCAAGTTGCAACTGTTAAGACTTTAAATGAGTCAATGTGGCAACCTAAAACTGGTAATAATGATATTAACGTATATCAAGGTTCTTTTGAAAGAATTGTTACTGGTCCTTATCTTGGAACTTCCTACTACACTCCTTCTATCACAAATAACACTGAATGGTTTGTTGTTGATAGGTCAAATCAAGATCCTGAAGTTGGTACTGGATTTGTTCGTGTTGAATTCTGGGGTATGGATTCTAAGGTTCAGCGTGTAGAACCTATTGACTCTATTGCCTTTAAAATGAAAGAAGAGTATGCGTATGGTTGGGCAGATTGGAGAAATATTCTTGGTTCAAATGGTTCTGGTAATGCGTACTCAAGCTAAATATAATAAGTCGGTTATATTATGAACTTATTATTAGTTTAACTTAAAAAATATATGGCAAATGAACAATTTAGACCAGGTACAAGTTTCGGAGACCCATTTGCAGGTAATATTGATGATTATCTCAAGAATCCAGCTGGAGATTGGGTTTATGTAAGATGTACAAATGCAAATATTCCGACTGGTGCTGCAGGATATGCCGTAGGGTGTGATTTGCGTACTAAGGATTTGGGTACTGCTTATACCAATACAGGTACTAATCTATCTGCAGTATGGACTCAACTTGCCGCTGGTGGAGGTGGAGGTGGACTCTCAATTCCATTCTCTGAGACAGATTCTATAAGTACAACAGGTACTTCTATCGGAGACTCTGCAACAGCTCTTACTACTGGAAATGTATTTCAGGGTACAGTAGCAACAGGAGTCTTTACAACTGGTGGTGCAGTATTTCGAGCATCAATGAATGCTGTTACAGCAGGTAGCGGATTCATTGCAACAACTACAGGTGCTTATACTGGTATTGGTTTATTAGTTTTGACTGCTAATTCTGCTACTACAGGAACTATTGCAGCAATTTCTGCAACTAGTCTTACAAGTGGCTCAGGATTAACAATTACAGCAGGTGGTGCAAATCTAACTACTGGTAATTTACTTAGTCTTCAAATGGGTGCAGCAGTAACAGGACAAGCTATAACTTCAACTAATACTGGTGTCTATACTGACACTGCTGGTATTATTGCTCTTACTGCAAATTCCCTTACTACTGGTTCAATGCTTGTACAAAGTGCAACTGGACAAACTTCTGGTATTCTTCATTCAATTACTGGTGGTGGTGCAAACCTTACAACTGGTATTTTGCTTGATTTAGAAATGGGTGCAGCAACAGCAGGTACAGGATTAAAAATCTTAACTTCTGGTGTATATGCAGGTTCAAATAATGTTGTCTTAGTTAGTGCAAATAGTGCTACTACAACAACAGGCATTGTTTCTATTACTGGTACAGGATTAACGACAGGTGTCGGACTTCTTGTAACAGGTGGTGGAGCTAATTTGACAACTGGTAAAGTAGTTGATATTGCTATGGGTGCAGCAACTGCTGGTATTGGTCTTCGTGTAGTTTCAACAGGAGTATATACTACAGGTTCTTCAGGACTTGTGAATATCGTAGCTAACTCTGCGACAACTACAACTGGACTATTACAAGTATCAGGTACTGGTCTTACAACTGGTTCTCTAATTCTTGCTACTGGATCAGGTGCAACTCTTGCATCAGGTGGAAAGATTATTGAAGTCGCTATGGGTGCTGCTACAACTGGTAATGGTATAAGTATTACAACAACTGGAGCATATACAGCAGCAGCTGGTAATGCCCTAATTAATGTTGTTGCTAACTCTGCTACTACAGCAGGTGGACTTGTACAAATTTCTGGTACTGGATTAACTTCTGGTACAGCATTGCTTGTAACTGGTGGTGGTACAAATATGACTTCTAGTGGTATTCTTGTTTCACTTTCTGGTGGTGCAAATACTGATGGAACAATTCTAAAAATTGCTTCTACGGGTGCATATACTGGAACAGTTGGTCAAGTATTAATTACAACTGGAACAACTACTGGTACAGCTTTTGTTCATTCAGCTAATTCTATTACATCAGGAACTGCAAAAAGTCTTTCTGTTAATGGATTAACTACTGGATTTGGTATTAGCATTACTCATACTACTTCAGTTATCTCAAGTACAGGTACTTTACTTAATGTTACATCTACTGGAGTTGACACAGGTTCACAATACTTAGCAAACTTTGCTTCAAGTGGTGCAACTGCTGGTGTCGCAGTTTTAATGACAGCTACAAATGCAGGTCAGTTGACAAATGGTATTTTGAGTGTTGTCGCTTCAGGTTATACAACAGGTTACACAGGAAATGTAGTTTCAATTACTGGTTGTTCTACAACTGGTGCTTCTAACACATTGCTTGTTACTGGTGCAAATACAACAGCAGGTAATACAGTAAATATTACTTCTAATGCTCTTACAACAGGAAATGCCTTGCTTGTAACTTCTTCAGGAACAATTACAACAACTGGAAATGTTGTCTCAATAGTTGGTTCAGGAGTAACGACAGGTACACTTCTAAACTTGGGTACGGCAGCAGCTTTAACAACTGGTTTTGGAATAAAGTTGTTACACGCTACTTCTGTGATTTCAGGTGGAGGTTCTTTATTAAGTCTATCCTCATCTTCTGTAGATACAACAACAACATCAGGTTCTCTAGTAACATTGGTTAATACAGGAGGTGCAGTGGCTACTTTAGCTTTGCTTTCTGATACAGCATTAACAACTGGTCTAGGATTTAGTATTGCTCACACTACAAGTGTAATTGCTTCTGGTGGCTCTCTATTAAATATTTCCTCAACATCAGTAGATACTGGTACTACAAGTGGAAATCTTTTGAATCTATCTTCAACTGCTTCTACTGCTGGTACTATTGCATTGATAACTTCTTCTGGTACTACTACTGGAACTGTTCAATCAATCGTAGCAGCTGCAACAACAAGCGGTACATTGTTAAAAGTAAGTGCAACTGCGGCTACTTTAACAACTGGATTCTACTTTGCTGCTAATGATGGTGCATTAAATGTTCACACTATTGGTGCAAATGGTCATATGACAAGTAATCAGACTACTGCTCCAACTATTGCTGTTACTAACCAAGCTGGAATTACAGCAGCAGCTATTACAGCTGGATCTACAGATGTTTGTGGTGCTATTACAACTACTGGTACTTCTACTGGTGGAACTATTCTTACAATTACATTCAATAAGACTTACACTACTGCTCCAAAAACAGTAATTCTTCAGAATGCAGTTACAGGAGTACAAACTCCAGCCGCAGTTACTTCAACAACAGCTACTACATTCGTAATTACGATACCTACTGGTGGAACTTACATAGCTACACCTACTTGGTTTTACTTTGTAATGGCTTAGTATAGTGGTATAATTTAATTATTAATCTAATTGCTTCTCTGCTCTCTTTCTCATAATTGGGAGAGAGCGACAGGGAAGTAAAATAATAAAAACAAAACAATGAAATACATAATTAGTAGAACAGGAGAAAAAATAAAATTTAATTTATCAGCAAATAGAAAATTGCTTATTGACCCAACTATTCCTACGGAAGTTCAGGATGCTGAATTTACTGTGTTGAATACACGACTTGGTTCTCAAATTAAGTCTGTAGATATTTCAGATCGTTCTGAATTGCAATTAAAAGATGATTCACAATCTTTTATACAACCAGATGTGATTGTAGGTGATGCTTTAGTGCAGGATGTGCCTGTAGATGTTATATCTCCTGTTGATGATGTTTTGTCACCTAATGTCGAAGTTGGAATTGACCCTAATTTATAAGATAATATATAAAATTATATGTCAAGAATAAAACAGAAACCAATAACAGTTCTTGCGGGAGTTAATGCTAATGGTGCAGGAAGTACATCAGATGTAAGTGATTACCTTTATTTAATTTTAACTGTTACAACAACAGGAAATACGAATGCTACAATTAAATTTGGTATTTCAAATGAATTAACTGCTCCTAATTTTTCCAATGCTCCATCTTCTTCCAATATATATGATTATGCACAAATTCTTCCTTTAAACTCTCAAACTGCCTTAGTTGGTTCAACAGGTATAGTTTTAAACGGGACTGATATTGTTAAAATATATACTCTTCAAACTGATTATATTAATTGGATGTGTCCTATTGTTTCTGGATATACTTCAGGTGCAATAACAGTTAAATTAACTGCTGCTAACGACTTTACTCGTTAATATAAAAATAATTTATGCCAATAAGCGATATAAAAGATAATACAAATCCAATAAATCCAGTAGAGGCAGAATTCAACAATAGAATTGAATTCTTGTCAAATGTTGTTTATAAATTAGAAGAGACTAAAAGACAACTTGATACACTTGTTAATACTCACGAAGCAAATAAAATTAATTTCAAAGAAGAAGAAGTTAAATTATTTGAATTGTTAAAAGAGATTGAAACACGAAAGTCAATTATGGTTACTACTACTGAAGAAATGAATAAGTTGAATAATCAAAAAGTAAAACTTGAACAAGAATGTAATTATATTGATATTGCTGTTGCTCAAAAAAGAGAATACATTTCAGATATACAGAAGTATTCTGATATGGTGAAAACTTTACAAAAAGAAATGGAAGAATTTACCGACCAACACGCTAATAATAAAAAGAATTCTGAAGAAGAATTGAGAAGTACAAAACAACAGATTAAAGATTTACATAATTCTATTACTCTGATTGTATCTAAATTATAATAATAATATGCAATGCTTAAAAATATATCTGGTACAAATTTCTTTGGTACATTAGATACCAATGTAAATATAAATTTAACGAATGAATCAGGTAATGCTGTTGAGGCTGATTGTGATGGAAATCCAAATGTTGTTGCCCTACATTCAAATGTTTATAATACTGGTTGCTTAATGATCCGTAATGATATTTTATCTGGTGATAATAGATATGTAAATGTTGGTACACTTGCAACTCCATCTTGGTTATTAAGTGGAAATATTATTGGTGTTACATCTGTATTCGGTCGTACTGGAACAGTTGTCGCACAAAGTGGTGATTATACAACTTCACAAATTACAGAAAGTGGTAATCTATATTTTACAAATGCTCGTGCAATATCTGCTCTTACTGGTCAAAGTAATGCTATTTTTACAAATGGAGCAGGATATTTAACAAGTGCTGTTACCTCTTTAAACTCAATTACAGGTGCAGTTAATCTTGTCGCAGGTACAAACATAACTCTAACTCCAGCAGGTCAAAATATAACAATTTCTGCTTCTGGTGGTGGCTCATCTCCCTCCATCGGTGGCACTATCACAGGTGGTACAACTAACTCAATTCTCTTTGTAAATCCTACCGCTACCATAGCTCAATCGGCAAACTTTACTTACAACGACACATCTAAAAATTTCAATTTTGGAAATGGCGTATTGCAGATGAACAAAACCATTTCAGGTGCTTCATCTACAAGTAATTTTCTAAACATTACAGCTACACTTCCGACTACCACATCTGTACGAACCACAGGTGTATTATATGCCTTAGATGTGAATGGCAGTACCAATACACAGATATATGAGGGCTTAAGAGTTAATATGGGTGTAACAAGTGGATTAACTTACACAGGTACAGGCAGAACTCGTGCAATCTTTTCTTCCAATACAGCGACAAGTACAGGAGTACAAGGGTGGTTAATTGGAGATGCCAATTATAGTATCGGTGGAAACACACAAGGAGTAACCACAGGTCATAATGTTGGTTCGGCTTATCTTGCTTCGGGAAGTTCTACCCTAAACTTAGCAACTCTTGCTGTAGCTACAAGTACAAGTAATTCCCCCGCTCTAAATGTTGGACTTGGTTCCTTAGCACTCAACGCAACTAATAATGTTGCAGGATATTTTGGCTTACACAGTAATGCACCAACTATTACACAATCGGCTGCGATAATTGCTAATAATGGTGCAACAACTTCTCCGATATTTGTCGGACAAGTTAATGGTACAGAAAATATGAGAATATCTAAAGATGGATTCTTGGGTATACGTAACACAGCTCCAATAGCTGATTTAGAAATATCTACACCATCAGCTGAAGATGGTTCCATAATTTTAAATACACAAGTCATAGATGCTGACACGACAACATCAGGATTATTTGTAGTACAACCGTTACAATATGGAATAGCAGTTAATGCTTGGGGCATAGAGGGGTATGTACCAATAGCAGATGGTACGATGGACCCTGGAGTTACTCCTAATGGAGATTTACACTTTAATAGATTTTCTACTGGGGATGTTTATGCTGGAGAGGGTGGAGGAAGATTTTTGGTCGGAAATAAAATTTCTTTTTTTCAAGCAAGCACGTCATTTCCGATGACTATGGGTGCTGTTCTTGACGGAATAATTGGCGGTGCTGATTTTATAATCAATGCACAAAATGGAGGTACTACTAATAATCCTGGTGGTTCTATATATTTAAATGCTGGAAATTCCACAGGTAATGCAGGTTCAGATGTAGTTTTTCAGACAGCAACTCCTGGAGCTTCTGGCACAGCAACACGCACAGCAAACATAAAATGGCGAGTAAAAGGTGCAGGGCATTTACTCGCTGAAACAGATAATGTCTATGATATAGGTGCAAGTGGTGCTACAAGACCTCGTACAGGATATTTTGGAACATCAGTTATTTCTCCACTTGTGCAAAGTACAGGCACTATGAGATTGGCAGGTTACACAGTCGCTACTCTTCCTACTGGTGTAGCAGGAGATATTTGTTACATAACAGATGGCACAATAATACCACCAAAAGGTACTGCTCCAGTCGGGGGTGGCACAGCTAAAGGTGTGGTTTTTTATAGTGGTGCAGGTTGGGTAGGAATTTAATTATCAATTAACAATAAATATATTATGAAACCAATAATAACAAGAAATTCGGATGGGCTATTAGAAATAAGTTACATCTTAGATATAGATAGTGAAACAACACGTTTAGCAGTTAAAGCATTACAAAAACCAGCAAAAATTAAAAACCCTGATTATGTATACAATACAATTCCTGACCCTAATAGTGAGGGAGATGTTATCCCTGACCCTAATAATTTACCCGAAATGATAAATAATCCTAAGCCAGATGATGAATTTATTGCGGAGTTTATTGTAGATAGATTTGTCAAAGGAATTGAACAAGTTAATGCTCAAATCAAGAAAGTAAAATTAATGGAAATTGAATCTACCCTAAATACTGGTCTATAATTCCTATGAAAAAACCAAAAATACCACAAATAAAAATAAGAAAGAAACGAGTAGGTCGAAAAATTATTATCACATTAAGTATGGTAGTATTGATTATCGCAGGTTTAAGTTTTATAATGGAAAAGAATAAACTTAACGTAGCAGAAGTTAATATGCAATATAAAAAATAAAATGTCGGAAGAAGAATACAGTTTAAGAGAGGAAACAACTTTTAGACAAAATTTGTTTAAAAGATTAGATACTCAAGATGAAATACTAAAAGAAATAAGAATGCAAACCACTAAAACAAATGGTAGAGTAAATCTTTTAGAAATAAAAACATCTGATTATGAAAATATTAAAAAAACTACTGATAACCTGAAAGGTTGGAAAATGTGGCTTTCTGGTGCAGTTGCTGTTATAATTTTTTTTGGTGGAGCATTTATAACTTTATTTTATCAAGTTCAAAAATATGACCAAGAAAACTTTATAAGAGAAACAATAAAAAATGAAAGACCACAAACAGTATCAGACGTAATATTAGAACTAAATAAAGATTATAATTTAATAGGAATACCCCCACAAAAATAGTATATGAAAAGTATATCAAAAATACCAAAAGGTGCAAAAATGTTAACAGGTACTTTTAATCCCAAGAAAGCAAGTATAGTTTTGCAAAGGAAAAAAGTTACACAAAGTGTTCCAAAAATATATTATCGTAGAGCATTAGCATAAAAAGGTAATAATAAAAAATATGAATAAAGTAATACTACAAAGAAATATAGATACAGGGAAAGAAACTCTAGGCGAACTAGCATTTAATGGTTTCGCTTGTAAGACTCTTGAAAGACCGTGGCTAGATAATAAAAGAGATGTATCTTGTATACCCACAGGAGAATACATCTGCGAATTTATACATACTCTTAAATTTCCTTTTGGTGTTTATCACGTAACAAATGTACCTAATAGAGATGGAATTTTAATACATAAAGGCAATTACTTTTATGATGTTATAGGTTGTATTTTACTTGGTACAGATTACACAGATCTTAACAAAGATGGACAACGAGATATAATAAATAGTACAATTACAGTAAATAAATTTAATACTTTGCTTAATAAGCAACCATTTATTTTAAAGATAATTTCTGCAGAACCTACAAGTCCAGTAACGGCAAGTATATCAATTCCCATACCAAGTCCAGTAACAGGAACAAAGGTCGGCACATTACCAACTAATATAAATAAAAATATGATTAAATATGTAAAGAATTTTTTGACTGATGGTATCGTAAATACTTATGATGTAACCACTAATGCAGTAGAAAGTGTAGGACAAAATCACGATTTCACTTCAGGTGCAGACGCAGTTTCAAAGTGTACTAGCGAAGTTGTAGTACTTTTTGATGGAGTAAATTTTGGAGTAGGAGCAATAGCAGAATAAATCTATGAATGACCCAGAATTTGAAGAATTAGCATTTAATAGTTTAACAAAAAATAATATGACTAATTGGCACAGTTGGAGAACAATAGCTATGTGGGCAATAATGTTTGTGGTGGGTGGATTACAAGCTCTACAAGGCAATAAGACAGGAGATTTTACTTCTATTATTGCAATACTAGGATTTGCTGAACACCTACTTGCAGGAAATAGTGATAGTAATGTACAATAATAAAATAGCAAAGTAACATCTTTTAAACAATCAAAACTTCGGCTATAAGAAAAAACCACCTTTTCGACGGGTGGTTTTTCTTTTTCTTAATCTATACATAATATTTTTATCCACATTTTAATATTTACAAATAAAAAAATAGGTACATACTTATATTAGAAGTTGCACCTCGTCAGCAGAAAGGAGAATCACAATGCCAATCCTAAGTGGCAAACCCTCAACAACAGTGTGCTATTGCAGACACTGTGAAGCGTGGACAATCCACTTCGTCAACTTTTTCGACAGACTACGCGTAATGGTCTGTTACAACCGCAACGACCACAACCTTGATGTGACTCACATCGCAGGAGTTCCCGATGACATTGAAGTGTACACCGTTGGCAATCAACTGCCAATGTGGGCGGAAGGTTCGGATTAACAGTCTGCTCGTAACAGAAGCCCAGTCGCTTCTGGTCGAAGCATACTGCCCGACTTGCCAAACAGTCTCAACCATCTCACTCTCTTTCGGCTACTTGCTCAGGCAATGCCCACAGAGAAAAGCACCACTTCCATCTTTGACCCGTCAGCTCACACTGACCGACAAGGACAACCAATTCCTCAACTCCATAGGAGCGAAAGATGCAACAGAAGAAAGTCGTGTGCTTCAAGTGCCACATCACAACGAACCCACAACGGGGTCAATGCGACCACTGTGGAAAAGACTGGCGGAATAATCTGCCAAAAGCAAGACGCCCACGTCAAATGTGGTTTAGGTTCCACCCAAGCGGACACGTCTTGCATACCTATGCAGAAAGGTAAGGTGATTCATCCAATCTACCGCTCGTCTATCGGTTAATAGACTACGCATCGTTTGCCAGCCCCTTGTAATTGCACGAGGGGCTTTTATGTTATATAATATATTCAGACCGATGCTGATTGTGCTAGGCATCATTTGTTCTTTTTACAGTTTGTACTCACAAGGTATAAACTCTTCCCACTTTAGTGGTGTAATATAAAAACCAAATACAATAAAAATAAATTTTCGATAAATCAAATAAATTCTATTTGCACAACAATTAACAACATTTTAAGGAGTGTTGTTTTTTGTTTAAATATGCTAATATAAAAGTGGCTCGTCTTTTGTATTTTATATAAATTTTCAACGAGCTAAACAGCCCACTTAGGTGTCAATCCCTTTGTGGGTTGTTTTTTTTATAGGATATGTTATTATATATAAGTAGCCGAGATTTACTTTTGATAAAAACAGCTATGCACAATTGTAATTTAAAGACACTCTGAAAAGGGTGTCTTTTTAGTTAAGTTGCAGTAAAAAATAGTCAATGGTATAATTTATATAAAGAATATTGATTATTTTACTATTTTAATGTAATTATGTTATGCCAATACAAACAGTTGATAGAAGTTTAGCACCAGTTTATCGTCAGATGAATAATTTTATCAGTAATTATACTGTCGGAAATGTGGATATACAACAAAGGCTTGATGCATTAAATATGGCTATAGCAGATATGCATCGTCAACTTGGTTTAACTTGCGATGAGAATATTTTTAATTTTCAATATGTTCAAGATAATACATTTACTGATTTACCTATTGATTTTGATGAACCTATACTTTTATATTATGTAAATAATAATTATAATTTAGGAGGACAATCTGGTTGGCAATGGAATCAATATACAAGGCTTTTACAGTCTTCTGGTGCTGGTAGTGGTCTTGGCTGGGGTAATGGTTATCCTTTAGGTGCTTATGGACAAAAAGTATTTTCTTCTACAAATATAAATGGCAAGAAACAATTAATGCAGATTGGTTCTAATATTCTTACAGGTGGAATTATAAATCCATACAATACTACAAATCTAACCACTGCTACTGGTGATGCCACAAATCTTGCAGTAGATAATAATGTTTTCATAAATACAGGAGGTAGCCTATCTTTTACAATAGATCCAACCTTAGCACACGGATATGCTGGAATAAAAACTACTGGTTTTGGTTTTATGTCTGTTCAACAAGCATTAAAGCAATTTGGAATTTATAAAGTATATTCTTGGCTCCCTACTACAGCAATATCAAATATCCAATTAATTTTAACTTCATCAACTGGAAATTATTATACTTTTTCGGCTACAGAACAAGATGATAGTACTCCATTTGTAGATAGCAATCTAAATGGAATTTGGAATAGAAGTCAATATAAATGGGGAGATGTATCTATTACTGGTTCTCCTAATAGTCAACAAATAACTTCTTATGAATTTAGATATATTGAGGGTGCTGGATTTGGAAGTGTAGCAATACCATATTTTCGTATTGATGATTTTTATTTAGTATATCCTGATAATATGAATTTAGTGTATTATTCTCAATTCAAAGGTACGAGTGCAGATGGACTTACAGATAAAATTATACTTGACTCACTTGATGACTTACCAAATTTTATGCAATTTTTCCCTGATTTTCAAAACCCCATTGCTTTAAGAGCTGCATATATACTTATGCCACAACTCTCATCAGATAAAGATTTTATGGCTGCTTATAAATCTGAATATCAAGATTATTTAAAAGATTTAGGTAAGATATATCCAAGAAAAAGATGTATAAATCAAGGTCAGACCCTACTTAGACGACCATAAATTATGCCAATACTTAATCCAACGACACAACTTTATAAGATTCCAAATTTAATCGGTGGATTAAATACCTTTGATTCTCCTGATGATATACAGGATATTGAAGTTGCAAATATTCGTAATATGGTTTTTGATGATGGTATTCTTCAGAATCGCAAGGGTTCTCTACTTAATCTAGCAAAACCAACAGGAGAGACATCAAATCCATTTCAACTACTTGTAGCAACTAATTCCGCTGGTATTGATTATGGAATTGCAAATTATGGTACAAATTTTTATCTAAAAGATGAGATAAATAATCAGTGGGTAAAATTAAATCAAGCATATACCCCTGCAACAGGTGGTGTCTTTTATGGCTCTACTTCTTGGAATAATGGAACGACAGATGATAGATTTTATTTTGGTGATGGAGTAACTGACGTAATGAAATGGATTATGGCAGTAAATACACTTAGTGTGGCTACAACCGCAATAGATGCAACAATTACATTAACCAACTCAAAATCTTTTCCAGCAACAGGAAATGTAATTATCCAAAATGGTCTTACACAAATTGTAAAGGCATATACTGCAAATGATACAACTACGGGAATTATAACTTTAACTGGTGCAATAGGGGCAATAGTGCCTGTTGGTTCAACTGTAACAGTACCAATACAAGATGTAGCAAATGCAGATTCAGGAATACCACGAGCAAGTGTCTTTGTAAAATCTTTCGGCAGATTATTTACTGCCAATTCTGTTGGTGCAGAAAATACACTTCATTATTCTATTGTAGGTAATCCTGAAGACCATACAGTATCTGCAAGTATTAATTCAGGAGGTTTTTATACTGTTTATAAAGGCAAGGGTGGCATACTTGGTATGACCGATTATGGTCAATTCTTGACAATAGAAAAAATTGATGTTATTTCAGAATTTACATTTAATAATGCATCAGATAATTCAGGATTTATAGTACAAGTATTTCCTCTTATCTCTGGTGATGGAATAGGACCTGCAAATAATTCAGAAATATTAAATTATATGAATTTACTTTACTATCCTACTGTTGGTGAAGGTATTGTATCTTTTAGTCCATCTCAAACTGGTACAAGTACAGGTTCAGGATTGAATATACTTTCAAACAAAATAAATAATTTGCTTACAGAATTACTAGATTTTTCCATATCTCGTACTTGTGGTTTTGCACAAAAATTATATTGGCTAGTTTCTCTCCCTACTATTGGAGTACCAACAAATGTTAATAATTTAGTTTTAATGTATGACTTAGTACGAGCAGGTAAAAATACAACATTAAGTGCTTGGACTATATTTGATAATTGGAATGCAGTTGATATAAAACCAATAAATCAAGTTCTATATTATTTATCTGCTAATGATGGTGGTCTTTATCAAACATACGAGGGATACCAAGATGCTGTTTCATCAAATCCTAATCCATATATATCTTTTGTTCAAAGTAAAAGATATGATTTGAATAGTCCAGCAACCTTAATACGTGGTCAATACATTTATATTGAGGGTTTTATATCAAAAAATACCAAATTATACGCTCAAACACTATATAATGAAAATGGAGCACTTGGTTCTCAATCCTATCAAATCTTAGGAAATAATAGTACCATAACCTCAAATTCCTTTAGTGGTGGACTAGGAAGATTTACTCTTGCTTCTCCTTTATTGGGAGGTTTAGATTTAGCCACTATTCAACAACTTCAAAATCCTTTATTTTTCAGGTGTTATTTAGAAGTTTCACAAGCATATAGAGAACATAATGTGCAAGTCAATTTCTTTACAGTTGATTTAGGTGCTCAATGGGGAATTTCAAAGCTAACCCTTATTACCCAACCAGAACAGTCAATAGAAACAAATCTTGTATTAGGACCTGCATCTGTACCAGTTGTCAATTTATAAATTAAGTATTATAATAAAAAACATATATGGCTGGATTACCAAATTATTTTATCTCTTCTTTAAATCAAACACTTACTGTAGGTGGTAATGACACTTCTATTTCTCTTTCTACAATATATACCCAAGATGGTCAAGTGGTAAATACTGCTGATTTTGCAAGATATGGACGAGGAATTATTACAATCAATCCAATCTCTCTTTCTGCAGTAGAATTTGCCTCTTTTACAGGTATTACAGCTACGACAAGTCCTACAGGTACTTTGACAGGTTGCTTACGAGGACTCTCCTTTAAAGGAAATAATCAAATTGCAGCAAATCAAAAATTTAATGTAGTAGGAGTACCTGTAATTATATCTTTTGGAACACACAATCTTTTGGATATTCCTGCACTGGTAGCAGACAATACCTTTACGGGTCTAAATACCTTTTCTCAATTTCCTATTACGCCAAGCTCTGCCCCAACTACAAATTATCAGGTTGCAAATAAGAAATATGTTGATGATACTGCTATTGCAGGAGCACCTAAGGCTACTGATTCAGTTTATGGTATAACTCGTCTTTCGGTTGCAGCAGTTTCTGCAACTATTCCTATTGCTGTGGGAGATAATGATACACGAGTACCAACAACGGGTGAAGCTCTTGCTTTAGTTGGAAATAATACTGATGTTGCTGTAGGTACAGGTAATAAATATGTTACTCAAACAGGATTACAACACAATGCAGAAAAGTTTTTCCTTGTAACTTCTGCTTCAACAACTGCTTATGTAGCTACACTTTCTCCAGTTCCAACTTCACTGACAGATGGAATGCTTGTGTATATAAAAATGGATGTGGCTAATAGTACAACTACACCAACATTAAATGTAAATGGTCTAGGGGCTAAGACAATAGTAAAACTCGCTGGTACAGCATTAGCAGTGTCTGACATTGCAGCTAATATGTATTGTACATTTATGTACGACTTAGGAAATACTCGCTGGGTTATGCAGAATCCTATTGCGAATGCTTCAACTTTTGTAGGAACTTTCAAACAAGGAGTTGGAACAAGGTCTGCAACAGGAACACAAACTGTAACTCACGGAGGAAGTACAATTCCAAAAAGAATTTTAATATCAGCAAGTGGAAATGGAGGAGGTAATTCCCTTGTTATTACGGCAGCTATGTCGTGGGGTACTTACGACTCATCTGGACAATCTTGTGCATATATAGGTCAAACAAATACAAATCCAACCCAAAACCAATCGGGTACTTCTGCAACTGGAGCAGTTTATGTAATATATACCAATACTGCTCTGAGTGCTGCTTCAGACTTATTAGGTATTATTGGAAATGTGACAGCTACAACTTTTGATATAGTTTGGACTGCTCCAAACGGAGCAGGAGCGGCATCTATAGCATATAACTTTTCAATAGAATATTAAAAATATATGCCAGACCCAACAATACAACAAAATACTAAATTTGACCCAAATTCTATCGTAGATACTTTGGCTCAAAAAGGTATGCCTAATTCTTTAGTAGATAGAACTGCTCTTGCTGGTACTTATGGTATGACAGGATATACAGGTACTTCTGCTCAAAATATGGCACTATTGGCAAAGGTAAATGGTGTGGGTGGAAGTACAGATCCTAAAACAATTTCTGGTTCTCCTTCACAAGGAATGAATACAGCGACTAATAATACAATGACTTCTGCTCTTACAAGTATTGGGGGTGCAAGCCCAACCTCTACAACAGACCCAACTGGAGTAAAATCAAATCAATACAATGCTGATGGTTCATCAATTTCAACTCTCAATGACGGAACTTTTAAATATACACCTGCCCCTCAAAATCAAAGTGGTCCAACACCTGCCTATACTTCAAATCCCTCCACCTATACAGGACTCTATAATCCTGATGGCACACCACAAAGTGCCTCAACTGGATATAATTATCAAGTACCTGCTGGTACAAGTCCAAGTCTATCTACTGCTTATAATCAAGCTAATGAAGCAACTAATTTAACAAATCAACAATATCAGAGTGATTTAGCTGCTAAACAACGTGCATTACAGGCGAATATAGATAAGTTAAATTTAGATAAGCAGAATGCAGTGAATGCAGCTACAACTTCATATGGTACAAATAATCCACAAGGAAGTGGTAGTGATAGAGAACAATATCTTTCAGGAATTGGTAGTAAATATGATACCGCTATATCACAAGCTACTTATGATATGAATACACAATTAACAAATCTATCAATAGCACATCAATCACAATTAGATAATATTCATAATCAGCTTACAAGTGCAGTACAGACTGATTTCTCAAATCAGCAACAGTTAAAAAAGGATGCTTCTGCACAACTTAATACTTCAATAGATAATTTCTCTAAAGTAATTACTGGTAATCCTGATATAGCAAAATTATTTGATAGTACAGGTGCCATTACGGGTTCGTATGATAAGGTACAGGCATTCTTACAGACTGCACAAGGAATGGGAGTACCACAAGACCTTGCATTACCTATGATGAAAGCAGAAGTGGCTAATAGTAAGGCAAAACAAGCTGCACTAGATTCTAAGGCTGCAAGTGATGCACTGGCACAGAGAAAACAAGATGCACTTGAAGCACATCAAGCAAAGACAGATGATAAGGCAAATGCAATGTTGGCTTTGGCTATAAATCGCGATCAGAGAGCAGATGAGAGTGCTGCAAGACAAGAGGTAAAACAAATTGAACAGGACTTCTTAAAGACAAACACAGCAACACAGTCTTTGTCCGTTGGACAGCAATATATGGCTCGTATTGAGGCGGCAAGTGGAGAGGGTGTATCTGCACTTGGATTGATTGATGCTCTTGTTAAATTAGACACTGGAGGTCAGGCTGTACGACAAGGACAGACCGATATTTTACAAGAATCTGGTACTTGGGGAGATGCGTGGGAGCGTTTGCGTGCCAAAGCTGGACTGTCTTCCAAAATTGGTGCAAATACTATTCTTACACCAAATCAAGTGGCTCAAATTAAGGCACAGGCAAAAAATATTGTCAAAGAACAAATTTCTGCTGCACTACCTGCATACATAGAAGCAAAGCAAGGAGTAGATTCTATTAAGACTCAATATCCTAGTGAGACACAAAAGATTGAGGGATATTCTTCACAATTAAAATCTGCGGAAACACTTATTAATAAATATGGAAGTGCAGAAGACAAGGCACAGTTAGGATTGGGTGGTGATACTACGACTACAAGTGTTCCTGATGGATATTATCAAGCTAGTGATGGTAAATATTATAAAAAGCAATAGATATGGATAAAACAGATTTAACAAAATTACCTCCACCACCAAAAGACCAACAAGGTTTTTCGCTTGACGAATTAAAAAAGCTACCGCCTCCACCTTCAGGACAAAAAGGTATGACTCTTGATGAAATAAATAATCCACAACCAAAAGACCGATTGCAGGCATACATTGACTCTCAAAGCTCTCAAGGTGCAGAGGCAAATAAAAGGGCAGAGGGAAATCAATCTGTATTAGGACAAGGTTTTTCTGGTGCTCCATTTCTACCTGCAAACAAATCAGATACATCACAAAATGGAGGTGGATTTAATCCATTTAAAACAGCTGGGAAGATAGTTGCAAATACTGTAAGTGATTTACCAAGCATAGTAAAGGGTGCGGCAGATATGGTTATACATCCGATTGATGCAGTGTCGGGAATGGCTAAATATTATGCTGGTATTGCAGGAGAAACTTTTGGTGCATTAAAAGATGCTGTTATGAAAGGAGATACAAGTCGTCTTATGGAGGATATAGATAAAGCTACTGTGCAAATGGTAGACCACCCATTACAAACTATCGCTGCTTTTGAGGGTGCAAAAGGAATTGGAGAATTTGCTGCTAATCCTGTTAAAGGTGCAACAGGAATTGCAGATGCTACAACAAAGGCACTAGATAATGCAAAAGTACGATTTGAAAATGCTAAACAATCTTTTAAGGGTCAGGGTCTAACCTTTGCAACCGATTCTGCTCTACATAAAAAGACAGTTGAAGTAGGAAGCACAATTAGAAATGTTGTTGATAGTGAAAAAAAGGTTGCTGATTTACAGAAAGAGCTTGATTCAATGAGTGAAAAACAAAAAAGTGCTTTGAAAGGAAAGGAGGGAGAGATAGCACAAAAAACGACAGAACAAATACAGAAAGAGCTAGAATTACAAAATGCTAAAAATGAGTTGGTTGATCTAGCCCAAATGCAAAAGAAACAGGTTGCTGATGCTGCTAAATTGACTCAACAAGAGGCAAAACAAAATGGCTTTCCCTCTGAGAAAGATATGAAAGAAAGTATTGATAAGACTAAGGAATTTATTAAGGATAAGAGTGAGAAGAGCTATGAGGAGAATTTAGGTAATGCTAAAGTAGATTTTAGCGGATTTTTTCCTGCAATCACAAAAGTATTAGATGAGTTGAAAAATAATTCAATGATTAAAGATGTGGGTGCATTGAAACCAGTTGTAGATAATATCCAAATGCGAGATATGGTTACAAAATTCGCAGGTGATGAGAAGGGATTTTTTAATGAAATGGCAAAACAGGGAATTGAGCCTGAATTTTCTTCTTTAGAGGAATATAAAAAGGAATTTCCACCTATTGACTCAAGTAATTTTAAGGGTACTGTTGGGGCTATACGAGGCTTCCTCAAAGAGAATAATCCCTATGCCTTTAAGTTATACGACAAGTATGTTACTCCTGTATTAAAGGACTCTTTTAGGACTGCTATTAAAGACCAGTATGGTGATACTGTACTTGGTAAAATTGATGAAACAGATAAAATGTATACTGAACTAAAATCAAATCCTTTATTTGATAAGAAAAATCCCTCATTGTCTGATGTAAATGATAATTGGAAGTCTTTTTCTAAGAATGCAGAGCAACTCCCTGAAGGAAAGGCGATGGTTGATAGATTAAAAAACTATACGCTAGACCAAATCCTAGAGAAGGCTCGTAATCCTGATGGAACATATAAAACCAGTACAATAAATACGGAGATGAAGAAGTATCCTAATATTATTGAGGGAGATGTAAAGAATAAGTTGCAGGGCATTATAGATTTGAATAATACATTAACTGAAAAAGCGGTAAGTGCAAAACAGGTCATTGAACAAAAAAAAGGAGAGGTCGCTGATACGAAAGAAAATATACAAAAATTACAAGATGACCAAAAACAAATTAAGACGGATATGAAAAAAGTTGGTGAAACACCAGATGCTGTAATAAAGAATATTAAAGGTATAAAATCAACTGCTGAGCTAAATACCTTCCTTGAAAAGACGGGTACAACAATAGAAAATCTAAGGAAAGTTACAATTCAATCTATCATTGAAAGAGTAGATCCTCGTCTACTTGAGGATAAGAATGTGCCTTTTGATGTTAATAAGACGGGTGAATTGATTAAAGAGCTAAAAGATATTGGTAAGAGTGAGGATGGTACAGAGTATAAAAAGGTTAATAATGAGATACTTGGAACAGATGGGGTTAAAATGCTGAAAGATTTGGAAACGAAATATAATGAGTATGAGTCTTTAAAAACAAATACTGGAAAATCAATGGCTAAAAGATTAATGCAGGGTGCTTTTGGTGCTTTGCTCGTATCATTTGGACACTTCATTTGGGGTGGTCTTGAAATTGGAAGAGCCGCTGTTGAAACAGGAAAGAAAAAGGAGGTTGTTGGTGGCAGAGATGTGCCTGAGGTGCCTAAAGTTAAAGTTAAAAATCCACCTATTATAAAAAATAAGGGTAGAAAATTACCTATTGGAGGAGGAATAAATCAATCTTCAAAAGATAATCAGGATACCAATGAATAATAGTGGTCTTTTAATGCACGATACCCATTTTTAAATATAAAGGTAAAAAAGATTGTTAGAGGTATACCAACTAAAAGGAATAAAAATACAGCAAGAAAGGGAATTCCTAAAAGGTTTGAAATAAGACCAGATATAAGTAGAAATATAAATAGGGCTGCCATTCGCAGAATATAGCACATTTCCCCCTGATTAACAACTTATCCCCACCCCCAACTTGCTGTTGTCGGCAAAAAATTAGATAATGTATCTATGTTTAAAAGCGTTCAAGCTAATTATAAATTAACAACTGCCCGAGAGTTCCTGAACGCTCTCTTGGGTGGTTTTTAGTTTGTAATTTTGTATGAAAACTGGATTAAATTTTAAGAAAGATGAAGTTCCTTTTACGCAAGTAGCAAACAATGTGCTTAGTGATAAAAGTCTATCAATGCAAGCTAAAGGATTGTACGCATATTTGTATTCTAAACCTCCGAATTGGCAATTTAGCTATGAAAGAATTTCTCAAGAAATGGAAAATGGAACAAAAGCTGTTTTAACAGCAATAAAAGAATTAGAAAGAGCAAAACTACTTAAAAGATTAAAACAATCAGATGGTAGAACAATCTATTGGGTAACTTTTCCACCTGATAATTTTGTGTATTTACCAAGTACCGAAAATAGGCAGTTGGGTAATGAAAAGCCAAGTGCCGAAAAAGCCTACTTGCCAAAAAGCCAAGTAGCCAAAAACGGCACCATAAGTAATAAAGACTTTAATACTAATAAAGAAGAAGATACTAATAAAGAAAACACTACCACCGAACAAAGTTCGGGGGATATATCTCTCGTCATAAAAGCCTTTGAAGGGGTGAATCCCTCAGCTCGTGCCTTCTACGCAAGACCCCCACAACGGAATGCTTGCCAGTCCCTAATTGAGTTCTATACCCTTGATAGGGTTTTATCGGTTATTGAAAAGACTTTGCCGAAAACCAATAAGATTGAGTATATGCCAACAATTACTTCACCTATTCAGCTTTTTGAGAAGTGGTCGTCTCTTGAAGCTGCAATTATTAAATTAAAAGGTAAGACTACCACTGAAGAAAAAAAGAAGGGTAGTGTTATTTGGTAAATTATATATGAAATATTATAAAATTGTTTATGGTTATGGATTAGATGAGTATTTACCTATTACAGAGCAAGAATTACATAAGGCTATAGTTTTGTTTTTAGAAGGTAATGGTAGGGGGGTTTTTGAGAGTGGGGCGGTAAGGGGTCAAGATATTATGCGGATAGTGGAAGATTGGCACAGAGTTCGGGGTTGGAATAAGGGGTGGAAAATGACTCCTGATGATTATGAGGATATTCAACCCTTAACTGATGGATATAGAAATACTTATCAAGATTCAATGGAAGTAGCTAAATTGATTTTAAAAGAAAATAAAAGAGATTTATTATCATTACCTCTAAGCGAGGCTAAAGTTAAATTATTAAAATAATGAATGAAGAAATGGTGAGGAATTGTAAAAGCGATATTGCTAAATTTGGATTTAGTGGACAAGACTATATTAAATTTCTTATTTCAGTTTGTGCTATGAAAGATGAAAATACTGTAGTTAAATTTATGATAAGTGATTTCGAAGAATATTATAATAAATTTGTTAAAAAAAATGAGGTTGGCATAGAAGATTCTTTTGAATTTGATAAGTGTAAAATTAAAAATGGTGGCTACTTTTGCCCACGCTCATTTTGGGATAGGATATTAAGTATACAAAGTTAATTATTAGTAGTATAATAAAAAGCATATATGGAAACAAAAAATGAACCTGTTATAGATAGATTGACACCAGTAGGAGCGAGAGTGCTTGTGAATATATATAAAAAGCCAAATATAACTTCCAGTGGTTTTGTCTTGCCTGAGAGTGAGACTCCTGGAATGCCAACTCTTGCGATGATAAGTGTGCTAGGTAAGAAGACACTGTGGCAACGTCTACAGATGCTTATAGGGCTTAAAGCACGCTATAAAGTGGGTCAATGGGTCTATTTTCGTAAATATAGCGTAGATGAGCTTAGAATCAATAATGGGGACAACGAGCTACTGTTGTATGTTCTTGAAGAAGCAGAGATTATTGGACTTGTGAATTAAATATGAGAATAGAAATAAAAAATATACCCCATAAAGACCAGAGAGTTGGAGAGGTGGGAGACTATTGGGATAAAAAAGGGAAAACCATTATTGCAATTTCAAAAATGCGTGAGGAGTATATGCAAGCAGTGGCACTTCACGAATTAGTGGAGTATTTTTTGATTAAAAATCGTGGCATTAAATTAGAAGATATAGACAACTTTGACAAAGAGTATTATAATAATGGTAATATTGGTGAGGCGGGAAATTCTGAATCTGCCCCTTATTATACTGAACACTTATTTGCCACAAAAATTGAAAAAATGTTCTGCGAGGAATTGGGTATAAATTGGGAAGAATATGCATTATTTATTGACAACTTATGAATGAAACAAAGTCAGAGCTAAAATTTCAAAAATATATTTTCTTTTCTATCTACTGTGAGTCAGCTTCTTTAGCTTGGCATTTGCAAAATGAGGGTAAGGATGTGGTGCTGGCACAAGTGCAAGACCTTAAAACGATTGGGAAGAAAGAGCTAGAAGAAAGTGAAGCAAAACGAAGGCGTTTAAATATGTGGTCTGGTATTTTAAAAAAAGAGAAGGCAGAGTCATATATTGACGAGATTGCTAAATTTGAAAATAAGGATGAGTATTTTGTGATCTTTGATTTTAATACATTGTGGATGTTGGCTGACAAGGCAAAGAAGGCAGGTTTTAAGTATGGACTATTCCCTAATAAGTTGGATTATATGCTTGAATCTGACCGAAATCTTGCCAAGAAATTTGTACAGGATAATTACCCTGATTTAAAGGTGGCTGAATCACTGGAATATAAATCTATTGATGAGGCTATTGAAATGATAAATGAGAGTGAAGACTTTTGGGCATTAAAGGGAAATAATAATTGTTTTAATACAGTTGTCCCTACTACTAAGAATATAGAATTTGCCAGAGAGGAAATAAGTGATGTTCTAACCTTTCATAAAGCTGAGGCAGAAAAGAATGGTTTTGTGCTAGAAAAACAGATACGAGATGGTATTGAATTTTGCACAGAGCGTATTTATTGGAATGGTAAGCCTGTAGCCCACTCTATTGACCTTGAGAATAAGGCAATGGGTAGTGGAAATTGCTCGGTCAAGGTAGGGTGTGCAGAAAATCTTATAATCTCAATCCCTGATGACGCACCTATCCTTTCTAGTGCATTTTCAGAGGCGAGTGATAAGCTGGCAAGCAAACACGATGGTCTATATTTCATTGATGCCAATACAATACTAAAAGACGGAGAGTTATACTTCCTAGAATTTTGTACACGCTGGGGCTTTGATAGTACACAGACAGAGTGCGAGATGGCTGGGAGTGTATCCAACTACTTTGAGTCTATCGCTAATGGTCATAATCCTTTTGTTAAAAAGTATGGTGTTGGAATTAGGGGATTAAATATGAATTATGGTGAAGATGAGAAATTAGTACCTAATTTGCAAATGAGGTGGTCAGATGATAATGAAGAGCATATCTTCCCCTTTGATATGAGTAAGGATGATAAAACGGGCAAAATGGTCAATAATGGGTACGATTGGGAGCTTCTATCTGTCTTTACAGGTAGCTCAAATGACTGTGAATATGCCATTATTAAGGCTTATGAGGTCGCTAACGACTTTTCCTTCAATGAAATGTATATTCGATCATATAACGACTTTATATGTCGGGAATACGATGGAAATATACTTACACGATTAGAGGCAATTGGGTCGCTGATTAGCTCGCCAGATAGCGAGGAAGAATAATACAAAATAAACAAATGAAAAAAACAATTAAGAAGAAGGCAAAGTTTGAACCTTTCAAGAAGTCAAAGAAGGGGAAAAAACCATCCGCTTATAAATAATAATATAAAAAGTTATGGCTAAAATAAATATAAAAACACACAATCACCCATTGGTAAAATCAGCTAAATCGTCTTCTGGTATACAAGGTACAGCACATTTATCTCAAAGAGATGCTTATGCTAAATTCTTAAATATGTCAAAGACCAAGAATGCGAAAAGTTATGGGGTTGGGTGGGGAAAATAGGTCGTCTTATAAATATAATATAAAAAAAATACAATGCCATCAAAAAAAGCTAGAGTTAGTGGTAAGCAGAAAGTTGGAACTTCACCAAATAAGGTAAATAAAAGTGCAAAGAGTTTACCTAAGAAGCATAAATAGACCAATTAAAAAAGCCCCTTAGTTGGGGCTTTTTCTTTTAATATATCTATATAACCAAACCTTTAAGTGTATTTACCTGAAACTCACTTAGACCTTCGGGAACAAGAGATGATTTATATGGAGTAATTGTAAGTACTTTTGAATTAAATTTCTCAATACAAGCAAGCTCATCTTCCATACACTTTTTAAGACCAGCCTTAGAGTATTTGAAACCACGACTATTTTGTGGTGTAATTTCTTCTGTAAGCACTGCTTTTGTTTTTTCATCTTCAAGTGCATTTTCAATACGAATATAATTAAATGCTTCTTGGAAGTCCTTTAATATTGGAGCATAATTCTTTTTATGAAATTGGTCATAAGCATAACCAAATTTACTCTGTTTTAAAGTTTCATCCTTTGCATAAAGTTGTCCAATAACTTGATCCACCTCCTGCAACTCACTAAATGTTCGTGTTAATGGAACACTTGTTGTTGGCTGTGTTGTACTAACCTTTGCCCCTACTACCCCACCTACTACCCCCGCTTTCAATGTATCTTGATCATTCATATATTTTTTTTTAATTTTTTAATTTTTTAATTATAAACCTATTTCTTTTTCATTGCAAGTTGTTTTTCCTTCTTTTTCAATAACATTTTGGCACGCCTCTCACAATATTCATAAAATCCCTCTCCCGTGTACATATTATCGATTATTCTTCTATGCTCTGGGGTGCAGTATTCTTTGTCTGTTTCTGCCCCGCAAAGTTTACAATGTTTATTCATTCCTTTATATTAGATGTTGATAATGGATTAGTCTTGCCTTTTGGGGGAGGGGTTAGTTAATAATCTCTTCCTTTGTTGCTGGGGAGGGGGTTGTTAATTTATAATTCTTACATTAAGTGCCATTCTTATTGCTTTTGTGCCACCACCCTCATTCTGCATTTGTCTATCTGCCTCATCTATTCCATCAAGGATATTTAGAATAAACTGTCTTTCTTCTTGCTGACCTTCTTGTCTAGCTTT